CCACTCCACGCCAGCAGGTTATCGGCCGGGTCCAGAAAAGTGAACGGCGTCAGACTCCCCTCCACCGCCTGAAACAGAGCTTCCAGCGCGGCCAGTTCCTGGTCGCTGATTTCCGTGAATGAGAGGTGCCATTCGGTGATGGCGGCGCCTGGATCGGCCAATTTAACTTGATAACCTTGGCAGCTCTGATTGACAACCGTCCTGGCTGAGCGCTGCCGGGTGATCGGGAACTGACCGGTGGCACCGGATGCGAGTTGCGGAAAGTAAATCATCTTAGGTCCTGTTCTCGCAAACCATAAGTGTCGTGTTACCCCTCATTTCACCGCTCAGTTGAAACGCGAAGGTGTCCTTTGCCAGGCTGCAGTTCGGGTAGACGGTTCCGTCCCATGGGTCGGTGAAGGAGAAACTTTCGAATCTGCCTTGGTTCGTCTCAAAGAATTGATCAATCGCAGCAAGCTCCGTCTCGTCCAGCAGTTCAAGTTGAATCGTCCATTGATGCAGAACGGAAGGATCATCGCGGAACCGCTGCTCCGTCCCGTCCAGAAAGCGGATTATGTCAGTATTAAACTGCAACGTTCTTTTCGCCGGATACTGCATCACGGCGCCGGTCTTGAGCGTCGGAAACATGGCGTCAGAGGTTGGTAATGACGTCGTTGATCGAATTCATGTTCAACATCGCCTGCCGTACGGCCTGGGCGATATCGTCACTATGGTCGAGGAACGACTGGCTATCCATCGCTTGCACCTGGACGGTGATCTGCTGCCCCCCGTTCGAGCCGCCGCCGCTTGGGACAGAGCGGGGCAAGCCGTTTTCTCCCCAGGACACGTTTTGATTGCTGGTGGTCGACTGCAAGTTTAGTGATGGCGGGAGTGAATACGGCACAAGCGGCGTTTGTTGAGACTCCCCTCCGCCAAACAGGCTGGTGAACAACGACACGATGGGCATCAGACTGAGACCACCGCCGAGAACCTGACTGGCTGTGTTGAGTACATCCGTGACGCCTCCGCCGCTGCTGCTGGAACTTCGTGTCTGACTGTTTTGTGCCACGGCGTCAGTATTCGCAGAGGTCGCCTGCGTCTGGGCGTCCATAACTTGCGTGGCTTCGGTCAGCGCATCAGTCAACCCCTGGTCGGCTGTCGACGACGATGCCCCCGAAGGGCTCCCCGCCGCTTGGTTGAAGGCATTCAGCAAAGTCTGTTGCGACGCGCTAGGCATTTCGTCCCCCTGGCTTGGGATCGCCGCGCGGACCGGCGGTGGCCGCCCCTCTGTTTGCGACTGCCAGTTCGTGCTCCAGAATCACAAAAGCTTCCACTTCGCGCGCTCCCAGGCCCTCAATTCCCTTCTGCTCCAATTTACGCCGCACCAGATACTCTTCAAGCCATGCCATGCTTTGTGCCGAGATGTAGGATTTCGGACAGATCGTGACCGCCGTATGGCCACCAGCCCACACCACACGTGCGGGTGACTCCAACGCGTGAGGTATCCAGCCACAACGGCGTTTGATTTCCAGGCCGGCTTTGCGGCAGCCCGCGCACTCCCAGCCAGCCTGGTTGGAGAATTGAAAGTGGAGTGCGACGATCAGTTTTTTCTTTCGGCTTCCGATAATCCACACTCATGCTTGACCGCGGCCAAGGCTTCACGAAACAGCTCCTCAGGCCCGCTTTCGGCGAGTGACTCCGGACTGGCGGGCTTCCCATCCAAATCCAAACCCGCGACCTCCCGTAACCCCCAGAGCAGGTAGATCCGGTCGATCTCCGAGGCCAGCAGCGCGGCGTCCATTTTCTCGTTTGGATGTTCGCCCGCTTCCAGGAATTCTTTCCTGGCCGCCAGTTCCCGGATGCGACGAGTCAACTCCACCCGTCGCCCAAACGAGATCTTTGCCACGGTATAACTTACTCCGGGCGCCACACCGGATTTGATAATCTCGAAGCTTGTATACTCCATCAGGTTACTCTGCTCACTCTATCCAAACGCAACCACGATTTCGTTGTTAGCCGTACCCTGCGCCTTCGAGCCCTGGAACTTCCACTGCAAGCGGTTATCGCTGTCGTCGAACTCAGGCACAACCGGCACCATACTGGTCATATACACCCCCATTACCTGGCCGGTTTGTTGGCCAAGTTGGAACATTACACTGACCGGTGACTGCTGCCGCGCCGCTTGGTAGAGGCCTTGGGTAGCGGCGTCAGTGAGTTCGTACAGGCTGAAGTCCGCCGTTACCGATCGCGGCCCAGGGGCGATCGCCAAGGGAAGGTTGGTGCCGAACTCTTTCGACCGCATGTCCAATCCATTGTCCAGTTCGAAAGTTCCAGTCGTGATTGTGTAGAACTGGTTTGGCGTGCTGCCGATCCAGGCTTCACCCATGTTGCCGGGCACGATCGAATAGTTGAAGGCGCCAATGGCCGGCTCCGCGGGGAAGTTACTAAGCTGGCCCATTCCAGACGTGAAACTGGAACTGTCGATCAGGTCCTGCGCCACCCCCCCAAACTCAAACTGGTGAAAATCGCCGTTTATTTTTATGGTCATTTGGTTTATCGCGGCCCCGCAAAGTACCCGCTGCAACGCCGTGGCAGGATCCCAGTAATCGAAAATGCTGACGCTTGGCAATTCCGTGGCCGGAAAATAGGAAAGGGTGGGAGCAATCTCGGTGCCCGGGGTGGGAGCGCTGGAGAATGGTGCATTCAGTTGCACAGCCGTGGAACTCGCAATGGACGCAACGAACCGGATCTCACCGTTACACGATACAGCTTGGGCCGCCACGAGCCCATGCGGCGCCGCGAAGATTAGCGACGCGCCGCTCGAGCCCGCGGCGGCTGCCCCTCCCGGGTACATCAGCGGAGCGGCGCCCAAGCTGGCCTGAAAAAGCGGACCATAGGACGGACCCGAACTCTGTCCAGCCCAGCTCGTCATGTAAGTTGTCAGATCGAAAGTGGTGTTGCGGCGCAGCCCTGCGGGAATCCCTGCGAAAGTTCGGCTGCCGGTCTTGTCCCGCCGGTCTGCTTTCTCCAACTGGTTCTTGGCCGTCAACTTCACAGCGGGAAACCGGTTTTGCGCCGTGATCGCCGGCGTTTGGCCGTAGCTGCCTTCCAAACCGGTATAGAAACGATTGGCAATGGATAATACGTACGAGGCCATAGCACTAATCACTCACTCCTACTTCAAAAGTAACCTTACCTACTTGTATGAAGTTTTGGCCGCCGTGCTTCACAGGCCCTAAAGCCGCTTCGTAGCACCCGGCAAAGTACATTCCTTCACCCCAGTCGCCGCGGCTCTGGTCGAGCACCTGGGTCACACCGTCAACGTACACTTGCAGTTGATCTTCGATTCCCCCGAGTCTGTCCTGTGAAACCCGAACCTCGATCGCCATAACAGCTTTACCAGAAAAGTTTCGGAACTTTTCCTTAAGCTGGTTAACAATTTTCTCACAGTAAACATTGACCGCCGGATACTGTACGTCCACGCTGCGCTCCGCGAGTTCGATAGATACGTTCTGTGCCAGTATTTGATTCTGCCCGAGCTGCGTAAGAGTTAAATTGACGGCTTCGGCCAGCGTAGATACACAGGCGTTCAGGCCCTGCGGTGCGTTGAGGAGAGTAACCACTTGTGCGGTAACTGTGCTGCCGACCCACGCCATTCTCTAACCCCTCTGTATAAGGCGCGGCAAAGCGCGCAAGTAATCCGGCGGCTGGCCCGTGCCCGGCGGCGGTCCCAACGTGGACACCGGGCCTGCTTGCACCCAGACCTGATCTAATGCCAGCGGCGCTGTATTCTGCAGCGCCATGGCCGTGGGCGACAAACCTACATAAACATTCCATGCCGTTGTGTTGGCCGGCTGGTTGACCGGCTGTGCCACGAGTGTATTCCCGGCTGCTACGGTGAGTGTACTTGGATTACTGGCCAGCCCCTCCTCGTTCTCCTGGTTCAGCCACGATACACTCACACAGTAAGTCATCGCCGGCTGACCGCCGGTAATGGATGTCAGTTGAGGTGGAGCTGCCTGCGGAATAGGTTCGGCGACAACGCCCAACCCGGTTTGAATCAGCTTATCCATCGCCCACTTCGCTAACTGTTGAAATTGATCGCGCTTCCCCTTATAACGGTCGTTCAGCTGGTTGAAGTACGCATCTTGATAGACCAGCATCAGCGTCAGGAAGACGTGCCAGAGCTGCAAAGGTGGCGTAACCACAATGTTGTTCAGTTGCGGCTCTGGTTGGAGCCAGAACTGCCAGTCGTAGGTATTGCTCCGCTGCAGGAGCGTTGTAAGTTCGATTCCCAGCCCTTCTTGCGCCAACGCTAATTTCACACTGAGGTCGATGTTTTCCGTCTGTGCGGTGGTCAGCACGGAGGAATCCTGCCCCATCAGGTCCTGGATCGTCGATATGCCATCCGTAAAAAGCGCCATCGGTCGGGCCGCCTAATCCTTACCGGACAGCGCCCCGGCCTTCAGCTTGCGCAGCTCACTAGGTGAAATGACGGCGAACTGCATTCGTGATGCTGCCGTCAGCTGGTCCGCCAGGCGCTTCGCCTCTACTTTCTGCTCCTGGAAATCACGCATTTCCTCGGGCGTTGCCAGCCGGGCGCTGCCTTCTACGATCATCTTGGCCGCGGTTCGCCGGGGAACTTCGGTACGTACGCCCGGCCGTCCGCCATCCGGCGTTTCGAGGCTGACCACCACGATTGACTGATCTGTCAGGCTGTCTTCCAGCGCCCGAATTTTCTTGTAGTAAACCTGTAAGTCCATAGTTGCCTCATCTTCGCAATCGATTAATCCTTGGGCAGACCCGTGGGGCAGACGCCCTGCCGGAGTGCCCTGTGGGCTCGGCCTCGCAGGCCGCCTTATCGACGGACCCGCGCAGGCCGAAGGCCTGCCCCACATGACGCGTGTGCCGCTAGGAATTCACCTGCACGCCGAAGTTGTTCCGAATCACAGCGCAGCCGTACAGAACGTCCACCGTGAATTGCTGCGCGAGCGTATTGGGCTGATAACTCATTATCACGCGCATGCCGAAGTTACCCATCTCCGCATAATGCGCAACGGCACCAGTCCCGTAAAGCGGCTGTGGCAGTCTTCGGATGACGAGGCCGATGGCTGGCCTCGTAAACGCGATGTTGTGGGTCGTCATCGGCGAGCTACCCGTATACGCAACGTATTGCGAGCGCATCACGAAGAAGTCTTTAATCTTACCTACGGTGCCCTCAATCAAAGCCCGTAACCCGGCTTGGCCGGCTGTCTCGTATTCGCTGAAGCGTTCGATCTGCCGCAGTTGTGAATATGTCGCCGCATCCACAATCAGGTACTTTGACTCGGAGGGCGGCACCTTCGCCGTGAACAGCTCGCTTTCTGCCTGGTCGATCACGGCTTCCACTATGGGCGTTCCCGGCGTGCCCACAGGTGTGTTCGCCGTAAGTCCCGCATACAGGTTCAGCAGGCTAAGCTCGATGCTCTCGGCGATAGCTACTACCGCCGGTTGCATATAGACCCTCAGTAAGTCAGGTACCGCTAACACCTTGGTCACATCGGGAATCTGGAAGGTCGCTTCAGCGTGCGTGTTTAACACGATTTGCGCGTTGCCCAGGCTCGGGTTTTGCGCCATGACCT